CCGATCTGATAAGATTTCTTAGGACCGTTTAGTCCTCCTGACAAATCCTTTGTCATGTACTTTGTGTCTTGGTATTTCTCATCTGGACTATTTGAATAGTCTGACTCATCTTCTCCACATGGCTCATCTGGCATTGGAAGTTTCTTTGGCATATCCGCCATGTCACCTTTTGGCATGTCGTCCATGTCTGGTCTGTCTAGTCCTTTGATAGCCGCCATTGACTTCTCAATGTCACCACGCATACCTAAGTCTGGTCCCATATCTTCTGGCTCTGGTTTAAAACCGTAGCCCATGTCGCCTGTTGGAGCAATTGGATTAATATCTTTATCACCTAATACTTTAAATAGTTCACCTACTTCTTGTGGACTATCACCTGTTAGTGAAATGTTCATTGATGCCGCTTCGTTAAGTGCGTCAATTGATTTATAAATGTCTTCTAGTTTCATGTTATTTGCTCCCAATTGGACTAGTGGTTTCGGGCATTCCCATGTCCTTAATTTGATCTTTGTTTGCTATAGTATCAATAGCACCAATTGGGCTATTCTCTCTTTCACTACGTGCTTTTTCTAGTTCTGCTAGTAAGCCCATAATTCTTTCTCCGCCGACTTCTGCGTGTACTTGTGGATCCGATTCTGGTAAGTCGCCACCCAAATTTGGCTCATATATTTTATTGTATTCTGTATCTTGATATTGCTCTTGTGGTGCACCTTCAGTTCTTACAATAATATATGCTTCATCAATTGCACATGTTTGTGAAAGGTATTGTGCAACTACTGGAGGAATAGTAGGGTAAGCTAATTCTACATCGTAGTAGGTAACTTCCATGTTTTGTAACTGTGGAAAATCTAATGGACGTTCAACAATAGGAGTTTTCTTTCCTGCTGTCATGTTCATAACACCAAACTTCTGTAGTGCAGTTTCCATAGTATCTACACAACCTTCTGGTAGATCCCCGGCTAAGCCGATTTTAAATTTGTATGTTTTCTTTGACTCAGTCAAATATTCTGCAAAAGTTTTCATATCATTTCCCTTATACATTATTTATCCATGTTCTTCAATTTTTCAAGCAAACTATTACGGTCAGTTACTACGTAACCTTCGCCATTAACTAGTCCAGAGTCTTCATATCCACTGTCCTTGTCCATTTTTTCTTTTTTAAGTTGAAGATCAATCATTTTTAATTTTTTATCTAGTTTCGCAACTTTGGCATCGAGAGCCGTTTTAAGCATTCCTCCAGCCACTTCAAATACTCTGCCACTATACCTTGCCTCCACGTTCATGCCCAAGTCCATAAGATCATCGTATGCACTAGTAGCCTTCATTGCAATGTCGTTAAGCTCTTGATCTGCTAACTCGCCCAAGCCTTTTACAGCTGGCAATGCCGCAGTAATTTTATCCAATTCTGAAATAGTTCTAAAGTCTTCTTGTGGGCTAGACTTAACTACTTCGTTAGATTTTTGTTGCTCTGCCTTAATAATCTCTTGACTATCTGGTAAATTGAGTAACTCTTCTAATTTTTTAGTCATTGCTGTTATCCATTATATGCTACTATTATTTATCCTATTTCCTCTTGCCCTGATGGAAAATGTCTTTTTCGGTAATAACTCTAAAGAAAATTCGTTTTTGTTTACACCATGCTCTAGCGGCTTCCCACTTAGCTATATTTTGAATATACTGTGCTTGACGCCATTTATCACGGCCAACATTTTCTTTTACTGTTTGGTTGTCAGGTTTAACTTCAATAAGTTCTACATGAGGTTTACCATTTCTATCAGCATATTCTATTAAAAAATCTGGTACGTAAACTGTGTGCTTACCAGTTAATGGATTCTTATATGGTATCTTAACACTTTCACTTGCCCACTTAGTTACCGCAGGACTCTCATCGCAGAATTTCATAAATGCAAATTCCCAACTTGATCGATAAAGAGGAGTTTTGTTACCTAAGTATTTTTCTGGATATTTTAATGTAAAGCGGCCTTGAGCAAACTTACCCATAGAACTATACCACTATGTTTCTAGTTTCTAATTTATTAGTTGCTTGATCAACTTTGTAACCTAGAGTACTAATTTTTGATCTGTTGTAGTTTAGAATCTCTGTAATAACCGTGCTTAGTTGTACATCGTCAAATCCACCTAGTGTATCTAACAATTCAAATATTTTTACATCGTCCATCTTTGCTTGTTGCATAACGATAGTTGCAATACTATTTGCACTTATTTCATCAAAGCCTCGTTTAGCAAAGAACGCAACAGTAGCGTCAACTTCATTACTAGCAAACTCAAACGGTTCTGTGTAGTACTGATTAAAAAACTGTTTTACCTTAGTAGCACTATCGCCACCAGCGGCAGGTAAGTTACCGTATAAGTTTGTCGGTGTACTTAACTTGTCAGTTGATGTATTGTCGCCCATATTATTCCTTTACGTCGAGATTATATTTGTACTATTACCATTAGCAGTTGATATAGCCTGCTGACGTTGACCTGCTTTTTGTATACTTGACAACGCGGCGTATGCTGTATTTATAGCGTCAGGAGTTGGAACTCCGCCATTATTGATGTGGTTTTTCTTAAATGCTCCAGCTTTAGCTAACGAGTCTGCCGCGCCTGCATTACTAGTCAAGAAGTTTGTAACACTAGATAAAGGGTTACCAATTTTGCCAGTGGCCATTCCTGCAAACGCTGTTAATCCTGCAACTGTTGCTACAGTACTACCTAGTCCGCCAAAGCCACTTGACTTAGGAAATGCAAGGTTTGCTACTCCACTAACATCAATGCCTGCGGCTTTACCAATTTGATCTTTAAGAATTCCAAACCCTTCTTGTTTTAATCCATCTCTACCTAAGGCTTTAGCATTTTGTGTAATGCTAGTTGCTTTTAATACTGTTCCTAAGAAACTTGCAGGACTGCTAAATGCCGCGCCACTACTAATGTCTCCAAATATACTAGACGCACCTTCTGCAATTCCGCCAACGCCAAACACACTCGATGTTCCGCCACCTGCTAATGAATTAGGACTTGGTGTTTGGTCATAATGTCCACTAGCACTACCAAACGACTTAGGTGAAATACCATCTTTAACTGGACCTCTTGAATACCAAACTGTGTCGTATTGTAATGTCATTGAGTTTTGTACACTATCACTCGAACTGTTGTCCATAGTATCGTGTTCCCAACCACTAATAATAGGATTAACTAATGTGAAACAAGTGTAACGCTTTCTAGACATTTGATAAATTTGAATACTTTCAAAAAAGTTTTTAAAACTATCGTTATCCATGCCGTATCTAAACTTATTTGCTTCTTCTGTTCCTAGCCAGTTGCCTCTATTATATGCCGCATTTGATGTATTAGGATTATTACTGCCGTCTACACTTGCATAGTTTCCATCTTTAAAATAATATCTGTAATATGCTTCCCACAAAGCAGTAGTCTGCCCGTAGTTGTCATCATGGAATGTAACATTGATTGGATCGTAATCTAATCGTGTTTGTAAATTTCGTTTTCTATTGTACTGATGCTTTAGTGTAGTTGCAATTTGATACTTTGGTAAGTCAACTTGCTTAACAAGCATATTAATTTCTTGTGTTTTTAGTTGCGGGATTAATTGTACTGCATCTGCATTTAAGTTAAAACTTACATGATACAGAAACTTTGACTTAGGAGTTAACCTATGTGCATCATCAACATATAATCTAGCGGCATGTGCCGCGTCTGCTAAGTTACCTTTGGGGCTTAATGCACCCGTTAGTAAGTTGTCTAAAAATCCGTTAAGTCTATTCGCCATACTTAATCTCCTATGCTAATATTTATCCAATGTAATTAAGTGCATAGATAAAAAAAAGGATGCCTAATTAAAGACACCCTTTTTATATACTTCAGGAAATATTAGTTGTTATTAACTAGCGCCGCCGCCAGTAATAGCTGTGTTAACTGTACGTCCTACTGCTGTTCCAATTCCTGTACCTTGTGGGCTTTGGATAGCATTGTCATATCTGATTGCTAGTGCAACAGTAACTGGATCGTTAGTAGAGTAAGACAAGCTGTTATAGTTTGCTGACTCTAAGTAACAGCCATACAATTCAAATGTCTCTAGTACACTTGCTGTATTAGCACCGTTACCACCGTCTAGTATTTCAATTCTAGTAACAAATTTGTAATCGCTACCTGACGCCGCCGAACTTTGTTCGAAGAAGTCGAATTGTTTCTGTAGTTGCTCGCCTACAAGTTTCTGTACGTTGTTACTAACATCTTCACGTAAGTTAAGTGTAATTGGTTCCCAAGTGTGTTTACCTGCTAGGTATACACGTGAGTTATACACGTCTACTGTGATTTGTTCGAAACTAACGTTAGGTCTTGTTACGTCTACAACCTGTTTTGTAAGTTCTGTTGTTGGTGTTGATACTCCAAAATTTTCAAGACTCACTCTAAAGCGGTATTGTAGTTTCGGCATCAACAAACCTTGGTTACTAGCGGATGAGCTAGAATCCAAAGGTACTGTAATTTTGCTTAGTGTTGAAATTGCCATTATAATATCTCCTGCTTATAAGTATTTATCATATTAGAGTCCTGCTATTTCACCAGTGTTTTTAAGTCTCAATGGAATGTAAATAAACTCCACTGCTTTCACTGGTTCAATTGCTATATCCAAGTAAAGTTCATTTCTATCAATTCTTGTTGGTGTGTTATTACTTTCGTCACACACAACTAAGAAGTCATATAATGCTCTTTGCCCAACTAGTTCTAATAGTAAACTATCTGCTTGTGCTTTAATCTCATCACGTGTAATCTTATCGTTTGGCTCAAAGATATAAGGCTTAGCAAGTTTGTTAAATTGTGAACGTAAGTAAATCACTAGTCTTGCAACGTTGATTCTGTCTAAAGCACTAGCATTCTTAGCTCTTGTCTTTTGACCAAAGTTAACAAGTCCTGCGCCACTTAAGAACGTTACAGGGTTAATAGCATTACTGTATAATGTATCACGCTGTCCTTCGTTAAGTGCTACACTCTGGAATTCACCTTCGCTAGTAATGTAACCTGCACTTGATGCGTTAGTAATTCCACCACGTCTTGTTCCTGCTGGAGCAAACCATGGAAAGCTAACTTGATCGCTTAGTGCCATTGTGCGTAAGATACCATGTGAAGCTGGAACAACTACGTTGTTACCTGCGTTATCACTTGTGAATAAACTTGGATAAAACACACCTAAGTATTCATCATATGTAACTAATCCATCATCGTTATCTTCTACTGCAAGGTTTACGTTAGTTGCATACTCGTTTAATGAAGTTGCATCTGGTGTTAATCTAAATGGTAAGTCACCTACAACAAACGCACTAATGCCTCTATCATAGTTAAGTGTTTTCATTTCACCAATTAGCTCTGAGTAACCTGGGCAAGCCATTAAGTTAAAGATTCTTGAATTATCATCTCTAATATCAGCATTGCTGTTAACCATTGCTTGTAACGCTTGTACTACAACTTTACGTTGAGCTTTACGTCCAAAGCTACCTGCACCATTTGCTTGGTTAGCTGATTCAGTAACCCATCTGTTAGTAGCATATGCACTCATTGACTCGTCATTGTTAAATCTAATGTTAAGTCCTGTAGTATCAATATAGTTACGTACATATTTCTTAACGTTAAATCCTGAACGTCTTGTGTTCCATATCAACATACCTTTTGGATATAGTGCTGGGTCTGGAGCATCAAAGTCAATAAAGTTGCTTACTAGTAATTCAGCAATAGTTCCTGCTGTATCACCACTTGTACCTGCTTTTCCGTAACGTGCATCTGCAAACAAAATTCCGTCTTCAGTAGTTTGATCACCTGTATCAAGTGCAACCCACTTTAATGAAACTCCGTTGTATTTGTAAATTTTCGGATAGTTTTCTAAGTCTGCTGTTGAAATCCAAATATCGCCAGTTTTAAGATCAGTTGTATCTGATTGCTTAGTTGGCTCACTTGCAGAAACAATTGGACCAGCTGGGTCTGTTTTGTCTGCCGCGTTAGCGTTAAAGACTGGACTTGTTGAATCTGCATAACCTACCCATGTAGTACCGTTGTTGATCATAATATCAACTTCGTCTACAACACTATTGTACCATAATGCACCATCAGTTGTTAATGCTGTTGGAGCAAGTGTACTTGGTGTGTAAGTTAAGTATTTCCAGTTACTAGCAACCCAATCATAAGCATTGCCTGTTGCATCTGTATACAAGTTAGGTGTTGCTAATGCCGCATTTGAGCCGTTGTAAGCTACAAATCCTGCTAAAGCTAAACCATCGTTAGTATCTGTAATGTGAACATCGCCACCGTCATTGTGTTCAATAACAATTCTGTTACTTGCATCAACACTTGCTATTACGTTATTAAATCCGCCGGAGTTAATTGCTCCTGCAATAACGTCTGCATCAGTTGCCGCGCCTGTAGTTGTTACACTAATAGTAGTCGCCGCACTTAGTACTGCACTTGCTGGAGTTGTTTCTGCAATATTAAATGCATAAGTTCCTGCTGTCATCTGTGCCGCAATAATGTCTGAAGTAATTTTAGTATTACCAGTTGCTTGACGTCTGTGAATCTTAAAGTCACCAATTGGATTAGCCGCTTCATCATTATTAGTTTTGATGTAAACAGTTCCTACTGGTAAGTTTTTACCGCCACCTGACTTATCTAAACCGTATAATGCCGCTTCTGGAGTTGCATACATTGGAGCACTTTTAGTTTCCCATAAGCTAGTTGTAGCATTCCATGCTTTAACTTTCCAATTAGCACCCAAGTTAGGCTGTGTAGTTTTAACCCAAATACTTCCTGTTGGACGTGGGCTAGTGTCAGTTGACTTGTACTCTGGAACACTAGTATGCGGAGCAATACTTAACGCTGGCGCTTTAAATGTTGCCGCTGTTAAGCCAATCTCTGCTAATAGTGTCGAAGCGTTAGTTGCTAATACAATGTCTACGCCTGTTGAGTAAATCTCTAATTTGTTATTAACTACTGCTGATGTAACACCTGCAATACCTGCTGATCCAATAGCTGTTACAATGTCACTTAGACCTGTTCCAGCACTTGTTACCACAGTACTGTTAATACTCATTGTAGCGCCACTTGTTACAGTTGCGTTGGAAATTGTACCTGTTACGGTTGCCCAACTGCTGATCCAAGCTGTAGATCCTGCTTGTACCCAAGTACCACCTGCTTTCTTATAATAAAGTTTGTTAAGTGTAGTAGTTGCAACAATAGCGTAGTCACCAATAGCACCAACAGAAGTTTTTGGTACACCGCCTGTTACTTTAGTAGCGTCTGTAATTACTGTTGGAACTTTGTTAGCAAAGCTCTGTCCACCAGTAACAGTTCCTGCCGCCCCGTTCCATTGAAAAATACCAAACACGCTGTTTGCTGTATCGAACCAATATGTGCCATCTGCTGGACTAGCCGCTGGTGCTGTCGCAGAAGCCATTAGCTCTGATGTGTTTAGTGTTGCTCTTGTAATGTAAGCTCTATTTGCTACACCAAGGTATGAGTAAGCCGCTTGTAGGCCATATTCATTTAACTCATTACCATGTAATGCGTTGTTGTTGGTATCCGTATAAAATGACGGATCTCCAAATAAGTCTGTTAATTCTCTTTGCGAGGTAACCAAATAAGGTTTCCCTGCATTTGTTGCGAGCGTTCCCGCCGCAGTTCCTGTGCCTGCACCGTTCTTTTTATCTTGTGCAGAAACAACAAAAATCATTGGTACTGTACCTGGTTCAGCTGGTGTATAGAAACTTTCGTCTATAACGCTGACCTGTACTCCTGGTGATACTAAAGCCATTTTGTTTTCTCCTGTTGATATAGCATGTTACTATTATTTAGCCATGTTTGCCAAAATGCATGGTTTATATACGGTGAAAAAGGGGTCGAAAAGGGGAGCTAAATAAAAGTATGAGACCTTTATGCATATGTGGCGTTAAACCGGTAGCAATTAACTACTACAAAAAGGGAAAGCCTTTCTATAGAAGTAAATGCGAGTCATGCACGAAAAACGGTAAGCCAACCAATAGAAGA